CGACGTCCTGGTGATCGACGAGCTCAATAAGTTCAAGCATTACAACAGCAACAGGTTCAAGGGATTCAAGTTGGTGCTCCACACCTTCGGCCGCCGGTGGGGCCTGACGGGGTCACCAGCCGCCAATGGCCTCATGGACCTGTTCGGGCAGATCTACATGCTGGACCTGGGGAACAGCCTGGGGCGGTTCATCACCCACTTCCGCAGCCAGTTCTTCGTACCAGACCGGAACGGCTTCGCCTACGAGCTACAGCCCGGTGGGGAGGAGCGGATCTACGAGAAGATTGAGCCCATCGTCATTCGGATGGGGGACGACCTCATCGACATGCCCGACCTGGTGCCCCACGACATCATGGTCCAGCTGCCTGACAAGGTGCGAAAGATTTACGACGAGCTGGAGAAGGAGCTCATCGTGGCACTTGACGACCGGCTGGTGACGGCTGCCAACGCTGGGATCGTCAGCATGAAATGTCGACAGGTCTGCTGCGGGGGCATCTACCTCGACCCCAAGACCCTGGACAACGGCCTTCAAGCCCCCAAGTCTGAGCGGGAGTGGGTGAACCTCCATGAGGCGAAGACCGATGCCCTGCTGGACCTCGTGGATGAGCTGCAGGGCGAGCCTTTGCTTGTGGCCTACGACTTCCAGCACGACCAGGACCGATTGCGGAAGGCGTTCCCCAAGGGGGTCTTTGCCAGTGACTTCCCTGCCAAGAAGTTCAGCCAGATCGAGGACAAGTGGAATGCCGGCAAGATCCCGCTGCTGTTTGGGCACCCAGCCTCCATCGGCCACGGCCTGAACCTGCAGGGGGCCGGGCACCACGTCGCGTGGCACTCACCCACCTGGGACTACGATCTCTACGACCAATTCATTCGTCGGGTCTACCGCCAGGGAAACAAGCACAAGCGGGTCTTTAACCATCGTCTTATTGTCTCGGACAGCATCGAGGAGGTCATCTACATGGCCATCGAGCAGAAGAGCACGGGGCAGCAGTCGTTGTTCAAAGCACTTATTGATCTGGCCTCGTCACGAAAAAAGGTCCAAAAATAACAGTTTACAGAGTCAGCTGTGGGCCTATAATTTAGATATACCGAGGAGCAACCATGGCGAAACCTGCCTCAAAGAAACCCACCACCGTGGTGGCCAAGAAGCTGCCTGCGGGGGTCCCACCTGGGAAGCCCAAGGAGATCCTGGCCGACGACGTCAAGCATCAGACCCGCTTCTGCTTCGACCACGAGCAGCGCACGTGTCTTGTGGTGAGCCAGGATGAAAGCATCACCAAGTTCATCCCACTTGAGACTGAGTCTGGGCTCTGTATTTGCTCCACCAGCACCGCTCAGTTCACTGAACGCTTCAGGACCGTCCCCAACCACAGCCTCTCTCGGGGAGCCGCGGTTTATGCCCGGTACGCAGTTGAGATAGGGGCTACCACCGAGGTGATGACCTTCCTAGGCAACTTCACCAAGATCACTTCACAGGAGGTCGCCATGGCGACGAACCGCAAGAAGGCCAACGAAGATGCGGCCACCACGAAGAAGGTCGTGGCTAAGGCCACCGCCAAGAAGCAGCCTGAGCCCAAGGCTGAGAAGGCCCCCTTCAAGGGTGGGAAGCCGACAGCTACCCCCACCAAGGTGACCGAGACCCACAAGCCGTCGGGCGAGAAGAAGCTCACGGCCAGCAAGATGTTCTGTGACCTCATCATGGAGGGGAAGCTCTCCGACGACAAGATCTTCGAGAAGGTCCAGGCCAAGTTCGGCCTCGACGAGTCGAAGCGTGGCTACGTGCGCTGGTACAGGAAGGATCTTCAGAAGAAGGGGATGAATCCCCCGGAGGCAAAGTAACATGACCTCCGACGCGGTCGTGGACCTCATCTTCAAGCTCCAAGCAGTTTGGGCTGGGATCCACGGCCGTTGTAATTCGCCCAAGCACAGATCTTGGAAGGACTACGGGGCGAAGGGCATCACACTCTGCTCAGAGTGGTCAGGGCGCTCCGGTAGTGTTAACTTTGTGAAGTGGGCAATTATCAATGGCTATAAGTATGGCCTTGACATCGATCGCATCGACAACACCAAGGGTTACAGCCCGACGAATTGTCGGTTTGTTTCGCGACAGGTAAACTGCTGGAACAAATCCAACAATCTTCTTCTGACTTTTCAAGATGAGACTAAGTGCTCTGCAGAATGGGGTGCAGATCCCAGGTGCGTAGTGCCTAGCAATCAGTTCCAACAACGAATCAAATGTGACTGGCCCATCGACCGGGCTCTGTTCACACCGCTCAGAACACACCCCACCCAGGAGGACTAGATGGTCCAGCGTAAAGAGAAACACCGTGATGACCGTGACTATGATCAGACACAGCTCAGGGAGGCTGGACATGGTAGAACCCTTGCCAGGGACTACTCCGCCCACTTTTTTCGCTGGTCCTTCGCCCGTCGCTTCGTCAAGCCCAACCACGACGTGCTCGAGATTGGTTGCGGTGAGGACCGGCCCCTCAGCAAGATCCTGACTGGTGGGGCTGCGGCCCACGTCAACACCTACGTGGGTGTGGACCTGAACAAGCTGAAGCCCTCGGCGTCCCAGCGACTCACCTTCCATGGCGAGTTCAACTTCGTGGAGCGCTACAAGGAGCTGCTCAAGGCCAAGCCTGAAAGGTTCGACGTCGTGGTCCACTACGAGGTCATCGAGCACATGCGTGTGGAGCTCGGAGCCAAGCTGCTCAAGGCCTGTTTCGACAGCCTGAAGGTCGGCGGTGTCATGCTGATGTCGACCCCCTGCTACGACGGGAAGCGCCACGCTGCCAACCACATCCACGAGTACACCGTCCCCGAGCTTCAGAAGGCGGCTGAAAAGGCTGGCTTCGTGGTGGAGCGGCGGTTCGGCACCTTCATGGACATCAAGCACATCAAGAAGCACCCGGACAAGGCGGTGGGCCAGGTGGCGGCAATGCTCGAGGAGTATTTCGACAGTGACGCCATCTCGAACATCTTCGGCCCACTATTCCCTGACCAGGCCCGCAACAACCTGTGGGTTTGCCGGAGGGTCAAATGAGTCTCAAGTCGTGGTTTAAGAGCGTGTTCTTCAGGGACCCAGGTGGCCCCACCTACGTCGACCAGGAGACCCTCGACGTCGAGCAGTTCTTGGCGCGATTTGGTCACCTCACTCGACCACCCTTTCCCGCCCACCTCACCCGTCGGAAGCTATTCGAGCGGTTGGAGTGCATGCAGGAAGAGCTCGATGAGTTCAGGGAGGGGGTTGAGCTCCAAGACCTCGCTGCCCAGGCCGATGCCCTGATTGACCTCGTCTACTTTGCCAAGGGGACCGCCATCATGCTGGGCCTGCCCTGGGAGGAGCTCTGGTCCGACGTCCATGGAGCCAACATGGACAAGATCCCCGGGGTCGGCAAGCGCGGACACAGGGTCGACCTGATCAAGCCCATGGGGTGGGTGCCACCTATGACCCTCATGATTTTGTATGAGCACCAGTATAACCGCCTCCTGTTTACCAATGCCCACGACCAAGTACTTGAGGGGCTGTGCCGTGATGACGTCTAGGACAGTCACAATCTTTGAGGGCCCGGACGGCGGGGGTAAAACAACTGCTGCTCGAGAGTTTGCCCACCACACAAGGGCGGCCTACATCCACTTCAGCAATTTGCCAGCCATCGGGCCAGGTCTTGCCCGCTGCTACGTGGAGGCCCTGCTACCCGCGCTCCTGGGTTACCAGGACGTTGTTCTTGACCGCTGCTGGCTGTCTGAGCAACCGTACGGTGAGGTCTTCCGTGGGGGCAGTCTCAGGTTCGGGAGACCCACGGCCCGGATGCTAGACCGTCTCGCCATGCGCTGCGGGGCCGTGGTTGTGATGTGTCTGCCTGGTGAAGAGGTGGCTGTGGCTAACTTCAACAAGCGGCGGGCGGCTGAGATGCTCACTGACGAGGCCCAACTACGAGCTGTCTACCGACGCTACGCGGCGCACGGGCTAACGGACCTGCCGGTCTATCTCCACAACTACACCTACCAGGACGTCCGATTGGAGCACTCCACCCTTCTGCCACAGCTCAGGACCCCACTTCACCCCGCCCTGGTGAGGTCCGCTGGTAACCTCGAGGCCAAGGTCGTGTTGGTGGGTGAATCATTCGCCCAGCACAAACCAAATGATGCCTACTATCAGTGGCCTTTCGCTAGCTTCAGCAACGGCGGATGCAGCCAGTGGGTTACGCAGCAGCTTTTGGAGGCCGACATCAGCGAGCAGGAGCTGATGTGGGTCAACGCCGACCAACTCAATAAGCATTCTACCTTCCAGCCGCATCAGCGGGTCATTGCGCTGGGGCAGAAGGCCCACCAGACCCTCCAGCAGTTGGGTCTCGACGATGTCATGGTCGAGCATCCTCAATTCTGGAAACGCTTCCACGCCAATGAGCCCTACCGCCTCACTGAAGTCATCAAGGAGCTCCTGTGAATCTCACTGCACAATCGGCCAATGATGCTTGGCTTCGGGCCCTGGGCATGCTTCTCTACCGCGGCCAACGGGTGGCCCCGCGGGGTATGGGCACCACGGAGTTGCCCCACCTGACGTCGATCGTGGACATGCACCGTCCAGTCCTGACCATTCAGGAGCGGAAGCTCAACTATCGGTTCATGGCCGCTGAGGCCTACTGGATCCTGTCGGGGGATGACTCGGTGGAAGGCGTTGTGCCCTACAACAGTCAACTACTAAAATTCAGCGACGACGGTGAGAGCTTCGCCGGGGCCTACGGGCCACGCATTGCCGCCCAGCTCGACTACGTGGTAGAGACCCTCGTCAAGGATCCGATGAGCCGCCAGGCGGGGCTCACCATCTGGACCCCCAACCCGCAGCCGAGCAAGGATATCCCTTGCACGGTGGCCTTGTGGTTCCAGCTGCGTGGTGGGGTCCTGGATGTCCACGCCTTCATGAGGTCCAACGATTTCTGGCTGGGGTTCCCCTACGATGTCTTCAACTTCAGCATGGTGGGGCACCTCGTGGCAGGTCTTCTGCGAGAATATTCAGTGGAGGCCGAGGCCGGGGCCCTTTATCACACGGCAGTATCAGCACACATTTACGACGAGCACCTGCCGCTGGCTAATGAGATCTGGCACGGTGGCCACTATCCGTCAGGCTGCATGAATCAAGGCCCGGCCAATATGGAGCCAGTGAAGCTCATGGCCCTCCTCCGAGACCTCAGGGAGAAGGGCAACGAGCAGCTCAGGTGGTGGTAGTAATTACTTTACAGCGGCGTTGATGGTGTCGTCTTTCTTGGCGGAACCAGCGCTGCTTCCAAAGTAATAACTGACAATGCTGACCCAGGCACCACCAAGGGCGCCCAACATGATGTTCAACATGTCTTTGTTTGCCGCAGGTACATTCCATTTCATCATGAAAATCATCAGCCCAAAGAATCCGATCGTTACCCCATAGGCCAAGATCCGTGGGGTCATGTCCTTGGTCTGGATCTCACGGTTCCTGGCTGAGTCACGGTCCTTGTAAGCTATCTCCTCCAGGTCCGCGATCTGCTTGTAGCCCATTTCCATCATCTTGAGCTTGAAGGTATCCTCCGATTGGCGCAGCGCAAGGAACTGCTCGCCAGTAAGGGACCCAGCTGCTGCCAGCTCCGCCGCCTTCTGCGCATTTTCCAGCGATGGAGCGAGGCCTGCAGCTTTGCACACGGCATCGATCGCAAGCCCGGCCGCTGGTCCTCCAAGTGCTGTCGCGATCCACGGTGCCACCTTTCCAATGGTGCCTTTCCAATCGAAGGCGGCCATCACTTACCGCCCTTCTTCTTGCCGTGGTAGTTCTTCTGGCCGGGGGCTGCTTGGGCCTTACGGGCGAGGTTCCCGATGACCCCACCGGGGACCCCTGCCGCCTTGAGCTGAGCGGACCGTCCGCCGTACCCGAGCTTGTTGCTCTTACCCTTGAAGGACCCAGACTTCTTGACGGTAGGCATGGAGAACCTCCTTTTAGGTGTTAGTGATAACGGCGACCTTGAATGCTTGGTTCTTGGGGACTCCGAAGTACTCGGTGGTGTTGGCCGCCATCCGCCTGGTGGTAGCGGTGGCCGTGGGGTTGGTACCGAAGGCGATGCTACAGATGGCATCGGCGTGTACCCGCACGTAGGTGGTGGCTGCGTTGAGCGCGTTGGACTGGACAGACCCAGCTCCGATGGCCACCGTCTGCTCCGCCAGAGGTGGCTCAAGGGTCATGCTGTCGATTGTGAAGTTACGACCATCCTGACCGCGCTGCGAAAATTCGGTAACGTAAAGGACTGACATGACTACCTCCGTTGGCGCTGAATATCAGCGATCTTGTTGACGGTTGCCTTGATTTCCTTGATGTCGTCCCGCATCTCGGAACGGTCCCGCACGGCTACCTGCTCCACAGCCTGGGCGTGGTCGATGATGCCCTTGTCTACGGCCTTTAGAACCTCTACCTGACCCTCCGTGACTGTCTGGCGACGGTCATTCAGGATGAGGGCCCCTGTGAGGGTTACCGTCAGGCCAATAATGGCCAGGACCGACGGGACGTTGATGGTGAACTCAGCTGACCATTTCCGGCGCTCTGGCATACAGCAGTCCTCCCCGTCCTCAACAGGACATGGCTTCTGTGGTGGGTGTTGGCGGTGGTCAGGCATGGTCAACCCGCGGCTGGAATAGGTGGGAGGGCAGCGGCTCGCTTGAGCCACCCGGTCAGGAACTTTTGTGAGGCGGGACGGTTAGCAACAATGGTCTGGTAGTACTTGGTGGCCTCATCGACGAGGACCTGGAGCATCTTGGCTGGAGCCACAGAGTTGACCGCCATTAGGGTCTGGGGGCCCAGTCGGCCGTCGATCTCCAAAGACGCCCCAAGCGTGTTGAGCCCGTCCTGAAGCAAGCGCACCACCGAGCGAACACCCATATTGACCCCCAGGTCAAAGAGCTTCGTGGCAACCTGCTGGTCATCCACCCCGTCGAAGCGCCAATAGTCCTTGTGATAGATCGCGGCTACCTGGTCCTGGGTGATGGTGCGCAGGGCTTCCTTATCGGGAATCCCGTGCTGCTGGGCCACGGCCAGGGTGATGCCGAAGTTGGTGGCGCCGCCCGGGTCCGCCGGGTCATCGCTCCACCCGCCCTCATGCTTGAGGACCCATGGGAGGGCTTCCACGAAGGAGGCCATTAGGCCAAGTTCCCGTTGGACTTCCAAGCCGCAGCGACACCGACACCGGAAGCGGTGGCATAGAAGACCGCAGGGGCACCGGAGGCAGGGCTAGTCCGCTGGAAGATCGTCCCCTGATACCATTTCCCGGTGGTGGGTGTGGCCCCGCCGGTTGACCGCAGAATGAACTCACCGAACCCGCTGGATCGATTAGCCACGTAGGCCGTGTTGGTATAGCTGCAGGTGTCATGGTAGATGACCGCCTGGGCGTTGTCACTGAAGCCGATATTGTCGTCTGACCCAGCGAACACCACGTTGGTGAAGTGGGCGATACCACCCAGCATTGTGACCACGGCGGTCATGCTGGTGAGGTTCATGATCTTAAGGGTGCCATAATTATAGAGTTTCCGACTGACGGAGGTGATATTCCCACTGGTCTGCCCGTCGATGGTGAGCTTGCCGTAGTTAGTGACAATCGCTGTGATGTCTAAGTTGAAGGTCGCCAGACGAATGGTAATGTCGGCGCCATGCAGATTGATAGGCGAGGACATCGCTACGTTCTTCTGCGCGGTGATGACCACCGGGGTCTTGGTGGTGGAACACCACGCCAATGCCTCGTCCAGTGAGATGAACTTGAACTTAGATGGTAGGTTCACATTCCCGACGATTATGTTGATGGTGGGTGAGATCTCACCGGTCAAGATGCCGTAATGTGAGGAAATTTTCCGGCTCCAGGTGGCTACGTCTGCGACCGAGTTCAGCGACAGGGTGCGGAATCCACCGTTAGAACTTTCATCAGTCACAGCGGACATGTCGGTGACGTCTTCACATTCTACGAAGCAATTCGGGGCGTAGACATACATATTCCCGCTGTTCTGGAACTTGACGTCCCTCAGGACGATGTTCCCGTGATTATACTGGCCAATGTTGATGTACTTACACCCGTCAACCGTGCACGAGTAAAGGCCACCGATCACCAACAACCCAGGTTGGGGCAGTGAGTCGAACGGAATGCTCCCACCGTTGGGGTAGGCGACCATGTACGCCAGCACAGCTGTGCTGTTGACGGTGCCCCACCACCCAGACTCGCTGTAGCAGCCGATCAGGGTCGCCAGACCCGTCCCAAAGGTGCGCCCAGGGGTGGGGTCATACTTGACAACGGCATGGTTGTGGGTGGCGTCGATGGCCTGGTAACCCGCGACCTCGAAGCAGCAGTTGGTGAAGGTGGGAATCGCGCCGTCCCCCATCAGGATCGCGTTCGCGCAGAACATGATGGTGTCGCTGATCATGATGTTGCTGGAGCTGACTGCCAGGGCGTAGTTGTTGTTCACCGAGTTGGTAGCGAAGCGGCAGTTCTCGATGATGCTGTCGTCGCAGGAGTAGTAGGACGTGAAGTTGGTGTAGTCCGTGGTCATGCACAGCATGGCAGACCGGACGTTGTACTGATCGGGGTAATCGGTGGAGATCACCGCCAGGTCACCTGGCTGGTTCCAGAAGAACATGTGACCGAAGTAGTTACCGGTGGAGTTTCCTTTGATCCCCGGTGCGTGGGTGCCGTTGCCTGCGGAGTAGACCAAGCAAGAGGCGCGGAACGCGCCATCCAGGGTCAGGTGGCTCATCTTCAAGTAGCTAGAACAAGCCGCGTTGACGAAGGTGGTGTTAGTGCCGATGCCACCAGGCCCCAAGTACCGGATGATGGTATTATATTCGTTCTCGCCGGTGATGGTCATGTAATTGCGGAACGAAATGTCCCACGCGCTGTACATGCAATAAATGCCAGCTGGGAAGTACAGGGTCTTGATATGGCCCTGGTTCGGGACCTGCGAGGAGTCCTGTAAGGTCTTGCTGACGTCATAGAGCGGGAACAGGTCAGCCGTAGCGGCGTTGATTTCCGCCGACACATCGATGGTCATGTCAGCCTGCCAGGCGGCCCACCTGGCAGGTGTGAAATATTCCCACACACTAATGGTGGCGGCATTCTTGATGCTCTGATTAGTGGCAACCGCCCCGGGGTGTGGGGCCGTGTACGTGATGAGTGAGGCGTCCTGGGTAATGCCGCCACTGACCGACGGGGCCGAGTACACCAACTGGCCTTTCTTGTCCTGAATCAGAATGGAGTAGGACAACGACCCAGTCATGTACGCCATCGACGGAGACCCACCCCGTGAGATGTGCCCATTAAGTGTCCGGAGCGGCTGGGCAGCCGGGATGGTCAGTGCGGCGTCCCAATAAACTGGCACTGGGTTCTGCGTGGGCTCCAGATTTTCAACGCCAATGAAGATGAAGCCTGCGTCCAACGGGGACCCATCGGTGTTCACGAAGAGCGGGTAGGGCGGCTTAATGCCGTCAGTTGTGGACATGTTACTGCTCCTCAGCGGGGGTCGGGCTGTTCGGTGTGGTCTGCAACGCAAGCAGGCGCTTGAATATCGCACCTTCCTCCGCGCTGCCTGGCTTCACGATGGGCAGTTTCATGAGTAGGTTCCTCACAGGCGCCGACTCATAGAGACGCGCAAGGCCACCTACCGTAGCAGCCCCGGCAGTAGCCCCCATTGGGCCGCCCAGCGTCTTGCTTAGGAGGTCAACTGCGAGGATGGGAACTGCCTGCATGCCGTTCTGGGGTACATTGGCCGCCACGGAGGCGCGCCGGGTCAGGTCGAGCGCCCGCACTAGACCCTGAAGCCGTTGCTCGTCGGCCCCCTTGAAGAGGACACCTACGGGGGCACCCAACCGTTTGACCTCATTGGTGAACTTGTCCACGCTGAGATTGTCCGCCCCACCCGCCTTTTCTAAGGCCTTACTGAGAACCGCCATGCGGGCGTTAGCCTGACCCTGCGGGGTGAGATTACGGCTGAGGGCCGCTACGTCACTGGGCTTTTGGCTGAAGAGCATTTTCTGGACGACCTCAGGGGTTTGCTCACCTCGCTGAAGGACCCCACGCAGGGTGTCGTTCTTGAGCTCACCCGACATCTGTGAGAGCCGCTGATTCGCCACCATCCACTTGTTATAGTCCGGTGTGCCACCGGCCGTCTTGATGTAGGAACCAATGTCCTCCTTGAGCGGGTTGTAGATGGCGGTCAGGGCCTTCTCACCGATGTCACGAACGGACGTCAGCTCTGGGGCCTGAAACGCCTGGCCAATCTGTTTGCGTAGGGTCTCGATGTTACCTAGGTCCTGACCTTGGATGGCGGTCTTCCAATCCGTGAGTCGGTCAATGACGGGCTTCACAGCATCAGTCTTCAGCGCCGTGAGCTTGGCGATCTGGTTGTCGATCTCGCCCACCGTGCGGGTCACATCGACCGGACCAGCGTTAGCCAACTTACCTACCACATCAGACTTCATCACCGTGTATTTGGTAAGATCAGACCCACGCTTAGCCAGCAGATCGGCCATGACGTTGTCAGAGGCCTGGGCGACGTCACCAGCGCCGTACTCCGTCAGCAAATCTTTGACCGCCTGGACCCGGGTGGCTTGCTGCGCGCGGCGTGTGGCACCAGTCCCAACGAACGGGATCTTCTCGCCAGCGGTCTGGAGCCACTTGCTGGCGAAGGTGTCAGGAGGCAGCACGTCGGAGGTCATGGGCTTGATCCCCAGACCCTCCGCGTTCTGGACTGCGGTATCTAGCTGGTACGCGTTTTTCAGGGTCCTCGGTTGAGCCAGGGAACCACCGAGCAGACCTCCAGCGACCCCGGCGATCGTCTGGCCTGTGGGTCCGAACCCCATCTCCTTGGCGGTTTCAGAAGAGGCGCCCGCGGTAGCGGCACCAACTACTTGCTGGGTGGGGTTTTGCGCGAGGAGGTTACCAGCCGCTGCCTTGAGGGTGCCAGGGGCGGCCTGCTTCACCAACTGCTGCCCGAGACCCACGGTGCCAAGCGCGTTGGCACCAGTTTCAGCCGCAGCCTGCGTGACCCGTTCGGCGGTGGTCCGTGGTTTGCTGACCCCGAGCTTGTCCATGAGGAGGTTGAGGGCCCCTGACGGCGAGATCTGGTGGTACTTCGGGTCCACCCCCAGGTGGTCGAGGATGCTGTTGAGCCCGTCAGTGAGTGGGTCCCCGATCAACTTGAACCCAGCTACCACGGCAGGGCCCTCAGGGCCGACGGCGAGCGACGCAGCGTAGGGGCCAGCCCCACGGGTAGCGGCACCAGCCAGACCAGCCGCCGTGGTCTCAGGCGGTGCTGGGTTGGTAACTGAGTCAGGCAACGGTCCACCCACGACGTGCGACGGCACCATCTGAGGAGGTTGTGGCGGGGGCGTCTGGGCGTGCGACACCATCATGCCGTCCTGCATGGGTTGGGCCGACGCGGTAGGCTGGCCACTAGCTCGAGCCGCAGCGACCCGGTCCTTGAGCTCCTGCGAGTTGGGGTCCACGTGGTCCGGGATGTTCCGGATGGTGATCCCGTCCTTGGTGGTCAGGTCGTAGGGCATCTCAGTAGTCCACGGTGACGGTGCGTGGCTTTGCGGTGGGCGAGGCTCCAGGCAGGGTGTACTCAGGGGTCCCAGTGACCCCGTTCGTGGCTTCGTATCGATCTAGCCACTTCTTCGCTCCTGGGATGTCCTTGCCCGTCCACTTCTGAATAGACTTAAGTGCCTCGTAGGCGTCGGGGGTCAGCTGAGGTGGAGGTGGCTGGGCATTGGCCGAGAGTCCACGGAAGGCCTTGGTGTATTGTGCCTCGTTCTGGTTCAGCTTGGTGATGAGCATGCTGCTAAAGGCCTTGAGGTTCGCCTTACGCTCAGGCATCGGGCGGGACGGATCAATACGCTCCTTCCAACCCTCACGCTCGGCCATGGATCCCTGACCAGGCACGTAGGCTTTCGACATCTCAGGACCAATGCCTTCCACGAGGTCACGGACCTCTTGGACGATGGGGTTACCACCAGGTCCCTGCTCCGTCAACCACTGCCCAGCCTTGTTGAGGCCCTTGACCCCAGAGTCAGGCAGCTTCTGGAAGGCGTCCTTGAGGTGGCCGAGATGCCCAATGACGGTCATGATGGAGTTATTGGACTGTCCGATCTTGCCAGTGTCCATTTCCTTCTGGGCGTTCTGGCGTAAAGCGAAGGTCGCTTCGTTCAGGGTAGGGTCCTCAGCCCTGGCGGCGTTGATGGCAGCTCCTAGGATCGGGTCCTTGAGCTCCGACCGAGTGGGCCACTTGCCACGACCCTGCAAGAGGGCGATCTTGGCATTCTGGATGGCGGTTTCTTTGTCCACGCCCGCAGGCAGGCTACCGATCTGCACGAGAGGCTGCTTAGGGGCCGGAAGAGCCCCTTCCAGCTTCACCGGCTGGCCATTGGCGTCCTGCGCGAAGACCGCAGGCTTCCCGGTCTTAGGGTCGATTCCCTCATGCCAACCCTTCGGGCCCGGGGTAGGTTTTTCAGCATTGAGTTTGTCAGTCTCGGCCTCAGTCTTGGCGATGTCGGTCGGGGCCTTCTCGATCTTCACAAAATTCTCAGCATACTTTTCAGGACCAAGCACTGACGCCAGCAGGATCCCAGCTGAGGTGTTGAAGGCACTAGCACCTCCGGACTGAATGACCTTGATCATGTTCTCAGTGGCCACCGCGTCCTGTGGCTTCCCAGAGTTCTTCTGGGCGTCAGCCTGGGTCTGGAGCTGCTTGATGGCCGCATCGGTGTCACCGGCGTTCAAGGCTGCGTGGACCGGAAGCAACTGCGCCAACCGTGCCTGCTGCTGCTGGGTGGTGAGTTGATCTTGGCTGACCTTGAAGTCCTTGGCCAGGGAGGGGTACTTGATGGATAGTTTGAGAAGGGTGGCTGGGTCGGGGTTCTCAGCGGCCTGACCGAGCTCGAGCTGCATGGCAGCTTGCTGCTGGCGCTGAAGCGCCTCAATCTTGCTCTTGAGGACATCGTCGGAAATAGCCATGCCCTCCTTGACGCCGCCGAAGACGGTGCTGGACATGTCACCCTGCGGCGTCGGTTGCACAGCATAGTTGTGCGGCGTTTCGTTCCCACCGAAAATCCCGTAATTAGGCATCAGAACCACCCATTTGCTTTGCCATAGCCGCCGTAGGCCTTGGACAGTCCACCGAAGGCGCTATTCGTGAAATTCGCGTTTGCTTGGCCAATTGCAAGAATGCCTCCCGCCTGCGCGGTACCTTGGTTCCCGAGCAGGTTCGCTACGTTGGTGCCGGTCTGCATCCCGGCTGCCGCTTGGCCCGCGGCTGAGGCCTGCCCAATCTGCACCTGCGACCCAAGCTTGGCGTACTGATCATTGATGAGCTGGGTCAGGAGCTGCGGCCGGAACTGAGCGAGGGCCCCCTGGGTATTACCACCCCGGAGCCCGCCAGTCGCCGAGGCGTTCTGCAAAATGGCATTTTCACCCTGCTGGGTCATCGAGGCCATCTGCGGCGAGTTCTGAAGATTCGCGATGGCCTTCTGCTGGGCCTCGGGGCCGTTAAGCCCATTGAGATCATTTTGTGCTGATAGGGCGTTAGCACCAGAATCCACGTAGGGCTTTAAGAGCTCCTTGACTGCGTCGAACTGCCGTCCCTGCTCGTCGATACCAGCTTGCGCCGCGCCAACCTGCGCGTTAGCAGCCCCCTTCGCCGCCTGTTTGGCCTGGTTTGAGGCGATGGCCCCACCCACCACCGTGATCGCCGCGGCCCCTACGAACCCCCAGGTCATAACAACTCCTTTTTGGGCTCACATCCCAGCACATTTGGTGTTACCACACGGCTCTCAATAAGGGCCAGATCCTGGGTGTTATCAAGATTCAGGTGAGCTGAGAAGAACACCACGTGGGTTGATGCGTAGAGGAGAGGTTTTACGCCTCCCCTGACGACGGTCATGCACGGTCCTGTGATGGTCCTGAAGCCATCCTCGGTGAGGAAGGACACGGTTCCTGAGGCTACGATGAGCCCGTCGTCCTGGGCATGTATTTTCCCAGTCAAGAAGGTCTCGGCCTCCATCTCGAACTTACGAAAGTAGAGGTTCGGCACAAACATGTGCTCGGCCGGGATTAGGTCGATGGGTCCGAGCTGTGCCATGAGGCTCTCGGCCTGGTAGATGGCCCTCCGGACCTTATCGGGGTCGTGCTCCGTAGCACCAAACCCTGACTCCTCGACCCGATGGGTGATCATGCCGCCTCCACTGCGTGGGTGAGCGGCCGGCTGCTCGAAGGTCTCGGCCGTATCCATTATAGCCCCTATTCGACCTGGGCGTAAGCCCCGTTGACAGTAATTGCTGAATTTGCGTCCGACTTGACCTGTAAGGTGCCCCCTGTCTGCAAGGTCTGGCCCTGGGCCTCAAAGCAGTCATAGGTATCACCAGCCGCCACGGTCCGACCGCTGATAAGGGTGTTCGCCGCGGTAGGACTACCAGCAGCTGGCACCAGGTTGACGGTCACCGTCTGGGCGACCCCAGTAGTGTTGGTAAAGGTCAGCTTTTTGATCACCGCCGCGCTGTTCGTCGGTACCGTGAGGTAGGCCACCGACGCGGTAGTGAGCTGGGCCGAGGTGATGGTTTTTGTGGTGACAACTGACATGAAGGCTCCCTATGGGTTAGGTATTAACCGATCTTCCAGCTTGCACCGTCATGATAGACGGGGTAGGTGGCCGCGCCGGCGCCGTTGGCGGCTGAACCGAAAGCAGCTCCAGCGGAGTTGTTATTGATGAACGCCCGCATGCCCGCAGAACCAGCGGGCAGGGATGCAAACGCGACAGGTGTCTGGGATACGGGGTAGATACCGAATGAAGCCGCACCCGTGGCCCCATTGATCGAAAAGAAGACAAAGCTCCCGGTCTGGTCAACAATGTAAAGGTTCCCGGTCCCGGCCCAGAAGTAGGTGTTGGTCCCAATGTTGGATATGGCTTTGTAGCCGTTGGTCTGAAACCCTGCCGTGCTGTTAACACCGTTGATGGTCAGTGCCCCAATGCCAGTGTCACCAGCCTTGCTGATCGGCGTGAAGGTGAGGGCCCCAGTCACGTCACCGCTGGTCAAGGTCACGGCCCCAAAGCGCGTGTTGAACGAATCTACCTTGGACCCTGACAGGAACTTCTGGCCCTTGACCCAAGCCTTCGTGTTTCCTGGGTACTCGGTTTCCAACGCTTCCAACCGTGTTAGGACATTGTTGAGTTCATTCTTAGACCAGGCCTTGTCGGTTCCTGGGTAGGCTGTCGCGATGGCCTCAAGTTGGGCGGTGATCTTGTTAAGCACGGCGACGATTGTCGAGGTCGAAGCCTGCGGCAAGTCGTCGTAGGTGTTTCCACCACCGGTGACCGTGGACTCATCTACCGTAGAAAACAAATTCTCGAACTGCTTGATTGACTCGAAGTCCTCTAGGAAGGTCCCCAGTTGGCGCCTTGTGAGTTTCAACCGTGCTTGCGCCACCTTACACCGCCAGAGGTTCGAGCTGAACCTCAAGACGAATGAACGACAACCGCGCTGAGCTGTCCCCACGGAACCGCTGGACCCGCCAGTTCTGGGTCAAGCCCTGCTTACGCCACACCAGACGCGCATTCCGATCTCCACGGCTACTGACCCCGATGTACCGCTCTTGACTCCAGGTCTCACCATCGAGGGTGTAGGATGTGCTTACTTTGGGCTTGTCACCCAAGATCATTCGTCCAGGCAGACATACCAACTCAAGTTCTGTGAAGATGACCCCGTTGCCGTTGTTGTAGACAATGATTGTTCCAAACTCCCAGTAGACCTTCTGGCCCCAGTGTGAACCTACGTTTTGGGTCATATAACCCACCGCGGTCGACTGAGGGTCGGAAACTAACCATTGGTTATAGCACCATACAAAATTACGCGCCCGGTACTGGCTGAACCCAGATACCGCGGTCACATGCACGAACCAGATGGGGCCCCCGGCCGCCTCACCGGCAACACCATCGAAGATCAGGGTGCGGTCAGGCAGATGGACCAGCAGGTAGTGATTGTTTCGATCGATACGAGCCTCAAGCACGACCTTTGAGAGTTGGTCCTCAGTAAACGTCGCCAGAATGGTGTCGACCTCCTGGGTGCTGATCTTGGTGGCCGTAGCATTGACCCCAACATAAATCCCCGGCGGTTCATTTCGGCCGCCACCCACAAACGCGATGGCATCTAGGTAGACGCAGCAGGCGTGCGTGCCCACACAGCCCTTGGTGATCTGGGCGCCTGGGACAACTTGGAACGGGAACAGTGACCCGCCCACGTTGTCAAAGACCTCGATGGTGTAGCGGTTGACCGCGTAGACCTCGTTGCGGAGCTTTTTCAATGCCATGATGGGGTCAGGATCCGCCTCAGAGGACCCGTACTTCAGTGGGTTCACACTGAAGGGGTCCGTGAGCTCAGTGACGATAATGCTCGTGCCGTCCGTGGTCATGAAGTAACCACCGATGAAGATGACGTCTTTCACCACGCCTAGGTCCGGGTCGGTCACCTGTGACAAGGTAGCCCCGTCCCAGTAATAGAGCTTGCCACCTGCTGCGATCGCAAGACGGTCAAAGCTGTAGGTCATCGAAACTTGCTCAACCCCTGAGAGGTCACCGAACCCCAGCACCTGGGTGTTTCCCGAAGGTCCTACCCCAACCAACTTGGTGCCCATGACCCGGTGGCAGCGGCCGTTCCAGTTGATCCCACCACGCCCGACCCCCGGTCCAGTTCCGTTCTGGACGATGCCATCAGCCGGGCGCAGGTAGCCCTGGCTGATGCCGTTGTCCTTAGGAACTGGGACCAGGTTGATGGGGTATGACGACCGAAGCTCTGAGTGCTCATCGGTGTAGATCCCACTAAGGATGGGGATTTGGCTCATTGGACTACCCAATACGCCAGTTGGTACCGTCAGAGAAGACCGGTACAATGTTGGCGCCACCAGGCGCCACGATCGCACCAATGCCCGCTGTGAGGGTCGCGTTGGCGTCGGTCACCGTGGCCCTGGCCCCCGCACCAGCCGTGGCGGCCAGTGGAAGCGCGGCCACCGCGCACCCCGTGATCTTGACGAAACTAGATGCCGTGACCGAGGTGGCAGAAGCTACTCCTAAGATCGGGGTGACGAGGGTCGGCGAAATTGCGAATACATTAGCACCAGTGCCAGTCTCGTCTGTCAGAAGTGCCAGGAGGTTGGCGCTGCTCGGGGTCGTCAAGAACGCTGACCACGCTGCCACGTTGCTAGCCAGCACCGGGACCCCATTGGCCTTAAGGACCCCAGCACCCTTCGGAATTAGGTTGATGGAGATGTCTGTGTCGTTGCCAGTGGCACTCAGGCTAGGGGCACCACCTGCTGCAGCGTTCGTGGCCGTGAGTTCATTCACGGCTGACACAGTTGAAACCACCTTAAGCAGCTCGTTGCCGTTGGAGTCGTTGATGCTGCCAGTGAGCACCACCGTGGCGAACGCTGGGTTAGGACCGACAGTCTGACTCACGCAGTACCAGCACTTCTGGAGCGCGTTAAACCGCATCACGAAGAAGCCACCGGCGCCTAATGAGGTCGGAGCACCGACCAAGGTTGATCCGTTCCCAGCCAGCGTGAAAGTGGTGATCGTTTGGCTGGTGCAGACCGCAACCTGCTGACCATCAAAGCAACTTGCAGGTGGGGGCAGCGTGACCGTACCGGCCGCAAAGGTTCCGGTTGGGTTGAGGATCTCCCAAACGTTGGTAGCGTACCCAGACATCAGCAGGTTGAACCCACTCACGGTAGGCGCTGTGATGACCGTCGTGTAAACTGGATCCGCGAAGGTGGCTTGGATGAAGTCCATGAGCACTGACATAGATGCCTTGCGGCTGTCACCGTTGGCGGCGGACCACACCACCAGCTGATCGGCCGCAGACAGGCTCTGAACCTGTGAGAGCTGGTTAATAGTGGTCATAGATCCATCCTATTCAAAGGTGATGGCGCTGTCAGAACCAGCGTCGAGGTCGTCAGTAGGCTTAGGCAGAAACGTTCCACTCGTTCGGCGTGGCTTGTTGCCCGCCCCTGATGGGGTCGTCCGGGGGAACTGCATCTCGGGCGGGAAGCAGGCCCGTGCCAGCAAGGTGTTATAGCCAGCTTTGGCGGTCGTCTTGGTCTCGATAGCGACCGTCTTGCCCAGCTGCGGGGCGATGCGGATGCCGAGGTTCGTGATGATCGTCTCGTAGGCACTGTCGGGGACGTTGGTGGGTTCATCCAGGTCCCCATCCTTGGGGTTACCAGGGATGGGGTAGGACAGGCGTATCCCCTTGGCGTTCCACTCGGCCATCATGGCGTCCAAGCGCCTCATCGCGGATTCGAGGTCCTCCGGTTGGAGGTCAAAGTTGTAGCTGGCGATCCCCAGCTCCTCGTAGGCCCCTTCCACGAAGTTGCGCTTGGTGTAACCCATGTCAGGCCTCCAGGTTCTCTTGAATCAGGGCGGCTAAGCGAGCGTCACTCAGGTTCGGGTGGTACTTAAGTCCGAGCTCGGCAGCCTTGGCCTCAAGCTCTGCCCGTGTGGGTAGCGACTCATCGTCAGGTACGTCGTGGTCGGCGTAGTCGGGGAGGGTCGCCTCGGCCTTGGGGGCTTCAGCAGGGACCTCACCGACGGTGTCATACCAGTCGGTCTTCAGGGCCTTGGCATGCTCCTCCAAGGACCCGACCAGCTTGGTCTGCTTGCCAGGTCCGTGGACCCAGCGTGGGAAGTCATTCTCGGTCAGCACTTCTTGCCGCCCTTCATCCCACCCTTCTTAGGGGTAGCCTTCGGGCTCTTCTTGGGGGCCTTGCTCTTCTTGGCCATGAATGTCTCCTTGTGGATCGATCAGTTAGAAGGCGGGGAGGGCCCGAGGACCCTCCCCAGGTGTTCATGACTAGCTGACGCGGTAGGTGATAAAGGTATTCGCGGCGGTTTTGGTGGTCCGGAAGTGGCCGGAGGTCAGGGTGGCCACCGCGCCAGAGCCGACGATGGTATGACCAGCAGATGCGGTCACGGTGAAGCTGTTCGCGCCCGTGGCAATGGCGTACCAGTCAAAGGCATCACCAACGGCCAGATCGAAAGCGGCATCAGAAACAGTGCCGGTGTCGAGGGTGGCCACGACGGCTGCGGCCGTCGTGGAGGTAACGATCCCACCGCCGATGAGGGCGGAGGTCAGTGCGCCCGTGGCGTTCAGGGTGCCGGGCGTAGGTTGGTTCTTGACCTGCAGGAAGTCCTTGGCTTTGGGGGCGACGCCCTTAGCCCAATAGACGAGGCCCGCACCAGCTTCCACGATGATCGTGGCGCCGTTGGCGTAGGGGCCAAAGACCGTCTGGCCTGCGATGACGGTGCCAAGAAGGGCAGCGCCGGTGGGGAAGTTCGGGCTGTTGGGGGTGAGGTTCTTCTGGTAGACCTTGGCGTCCTGAGCCGTGGAGACGGCCAGGGAGCCAGCAGCGGCGACGACGATCTCGACGCTGCCGTTGGGGTAAACGATTCCGGACATGGGTGATCCTTTCGTTGAAGTTCAGGAGGAAGTTTCGGTGGCGGGTTCCAAACTGACTAGGTCTGAGAGAAGAGCATGATGCCGCTCATCTCAGGCTGCTTATTGACCACGCCGAACATGGTGTCCAAGCGGTACTTGGTCTTCATCGTGTTGATGTCGTACTGCTTCTGCAGCACCAGTTCGATGCCCTGGTCGGTGCTGGCCTTCATGACAGCGGCGCCGGCGTCGGTGGGCACGGCGTACCGGCCGGGCAGAATCTCGAGAGCATCCTTCTGCCAGAACACGTTGACAGGGGCCGCCACGGTGTTCAACCAGACGAGGGCACTGTTCGAGGCCTTGGTGTTGATGACGCAGTTCTGGTAAGACAACTCCTGGTCAGTCAGGCCCTGGCCCGTGATCATGGGCGGGGTGATGACCAGCGTGGTGCTGGAGGGCACACTGATGACACGGAAGGTCTTGAGCTGACCCGTGTCGCCCTTGGTGATGTGGTGGACAGCGTTGAGGGTGGCAACCGTGAAGGCGTCACCAGCCACGACGTTCGTGGTGCTGCTGACCGTGATGGTCTGGAAGCGGTTGTCAACGTTGGCCGTCTCACCCGTGGCCGCCACGGAGACGCTCTTCGGGGTGTAGTAGTTGGCTGCGGCGTCCAGGGTGGACATCGTGATGCCACCACCACCAGCGGCCGCCTGGAGGCGGTTCGCGTAATCCAGCTTGTAGGTCTCGAAGCTGGCGACCATGCCGACGTAGGCCCGCTCATAGGCCTTCACCGACTTGGGACCATCGAAGCTGCGGCTGGCCTTGGACAGGTCAGACGCCACGCCGTTGTAGTCACGGGTGCCAAGAGCGAGGTACCGGTCGAACTGCTGGACACCCTGCTCGTTCATGATTGCTTCGCACTGGGCCACATCGTCAAAGCCACCGGCAGCCGTGGTGCGCTTAACGACCAGGCTACCCTGGGCAGCGGCCACGTTCATCAGGGCCACGTTGATGTCCGAGGCGAGCTTCTGCTTGGCGGCGTCGCCGAGACGGCCTTCCTTCAGGCTGTCGCGGAGTTCGGTGGCCGACAGGATCCAGGGGCTGGACCGATTGAAGCCGATGGTAGCAGGCACGGCCAGCTGCATGCTGTCGTTGAAGTTCGTGGTCTGGTCAGTGCCACTGAAGGACTGAGCCACGAAGGGCTGCGGGCGCCAGATGATGTTGGCGGACCGTTCCATCTCGCTGGAGTCAGTGTTATAGATGCTGACGTTGCGGCTGAGAACGAGAGCGTCCTGGAAGCCCTCGAGCATCTGCTCAAAGGCGACCCGCTCTTCCTTGGAAAATGCATTGGACATGTTGGTTCCTTATCGGGTGATTTTGGCGTCGCGGAGCTTCTGCTTGTACTGGTGGACCTTAGTAAAGTCCCCAGTCTTAGCAGCCTCTTCACGAAGCCGGTCAAGGGTTGAGTCCACAGCGCCAGAAACGCCACGCGCAGCGGCGATGCGTTCCTCAGGCGGTGGGGCGGACGACTTCTTACTGACTTTCAACTGGGCCTCCAACTTGGCGACGGCGAACGTGAACTTGACGGCATCCTTAATGGCTGCCAGCTCCTGGGCCTTTTCAGGGTTCTTGCCGAGGGCATAGACCACGAGGGCTGGGTTCTCGGCCCCCTGGACGATGATGCCCTGCTGGGTGACGCTGAAGATGGTCTTCGCCTCGGCCTCGGCCTCGTCGAAGTCCTTAAGCCGTAGGTCCTGCTTAGCCTTCTGGTAGCCGTCAAGCTTGGCCTGCCACTCAGCCGTGGCCTTGGCCTCGGCATCCTGGAGCCCCTTGACGTGCTCGTCGTGCTGGCGCTTCTTGTCGTGCCACTCGTCGAGGGCCTTTGCAAACTCCTCCTCGTCGTAGTCGCAGCTGGCAAGGGTTGGTTTCACGGCCAGCTCGACTGGTTTGGGCTCAGCGGTGGTGGCCTTCAACTTCTCTTCTAGCTCTTTGATCCTGCGAGTGTCCTCGCGATTTTTCTTGCGGAGCTCACGGACCCACTCAGGTGCCTTCTTCTCCTCTTCCTCGGTGTCGACTGGCGTTGAGTCACCGATTGTAACTACCAGCTCACCGTCCTCAGTACCTTCATCAGCAGCTCCACCTTCGGGACTCTCGTCGGTGGCCGTGCCCTCAAGGACCTTGTCGTCGGCTTGGTCTTGCTTCAACTCGGTTGTCATTGGTTCATTCCTGGCTGCTCAGGGGAGGCAGCGGCCCCCTGGTCCCCGCTTGGTGCTGGTTCTTGCTGGTTTATGTTTGAGACGGCCTCACCGAGCTGGCGAGCCACGTCGAGCGCGTGGTTCTGAGCATCGATCGACAGGGCCGACATGACCTTTTCCGTATCAGCCTTCACCTTCTCGGTGTCAGCGACGATCTTGATGGTGTCGGCCTTGGCCCGGACCGCCTTGGCCTCCTCGTTGGCTGCCATGCTCTGCATAAGCTGGGCCTGAGGGTCAGGCTGCTGCTGGGCCTCCAGGGCGTCCATCGCCTTCTGCTCATCATCGGTGGGTTTGACGACCCCCATCTTCACGAGCTTCATGCGGAAGTAATCACGGACGTCACTGATCCCTTCACCCTCCATGTTCATCATGATCATGGCCTGCAGGACCTGCTGGGTCTCAGGGTCCTGGGTGATAGCCATCACGTTCGTCAGGTTCCGGATAATGGCTTCCCGCTTGCTCATCGAGGAAGGACCAACCTCAACCGCCACGTCCATCGAGGCGTCGGACATGTCGTTGACGACCTTGACCAGGCCAGTCTCTGGGTCCAGGATCGGCTTGGCCATCTCCACGGACCCGGCCTCCCCGCGGTCCCCGATGGTCTTCATCTTCCGGCCCTCTTCGCCGCCGGGGTAGATGTCCTTGGCCATGCTAAGCCAGATCTCGCCCGACCGGCGGACCGCCTTGGCCATGTTGCTGATGTAGATGAAAGCCTGCATGTCCAGGCGGGTCTGCACCAGCTCGATGGCTTTGCCGCTGATGTTCGAGATCATCTTATCAGCTCCCTGGGGGTTCCCAAGGATCTCCTGCATGTCCTGCTCAGTAAGCTGCAGCAGGGCCGACATGGCGGGTGGGATCTCCGGCGGCTTGGTGTACGCCAGCGGGCCAGACGGCAGCTCGTTCCCGTTGGGGTCCGTGATGGGGTTCAGCAGCAGATAGGGGTAGTTCTTCAGGTTGTCGTCCTGCCACATCAGCTGGTGACCGCTGATCTGCTGTGGCGTCAGGATCGGCTTGGAGACGCTGGACAGGGCCGAGATCTCACCCAACTTGGACAGCTGCATGTTCTTCAGCCGCTGCGGGTCCTTGGCCAACCGGACATGGCCCATGCACCTTTCGATGCCGTCCACGAACCAGCGCTTGCCGAACATGGGAACCACCGGGATGCACTTCCCCGCAATGCGTCCGCAGTCCTCGAGGACCTTACCGCCACTCATCAGGTACTTGTGGATCTTCCGAGTCTTGAGCTTCTTGGACGCTGTGACCTTCCACCCGGTAGCCAGGAG